TTTGTCTTCTGAGCCTGGATTTCTTCCTTGATGCTGGTTAGTGAATTCTTAGAATGCTTCTGAGGATCTCCAGAAGGACCGTCACTGGCATTTTTTGTTGCCTCAGTACCATCGTCATCCATGTCGCTTTCTTTTCCACCTGATAGGCTTAAAACGCTTTCTATGGAGTATCGTCTTGCATAGGTGATGTTGGAACCGATGCTTTGAGGATCCGGTTTCACTGGGTTCAATTCATAGCTGAACTGGATATGTTCCCCGGATGAATGTGCCAGCATCGTCACCAGATGAGTGCCTGTTGGCATCTGAACAATCATCAGATTGTGCCGGTTCAGAATCGGATTTACTTTTTTCAGAAGTGCTTCCAAAGAAACATAAGAATTTTTCAGAAAAGGATTACTGGCATCCTCTTTAATGATAGATCCAATCTCAGACTTAGCCTTGATTAAATCAGGCATCAATTTGTTGATCGATGATTGGATAATTTGTTCAGATAAGTTCATCGGTTTCCCTTTTTAGAGTGATAGTCAAAACACCTTCATGGTATGACCTTAGTTTTCCACGCTGCTCATCCGTAGTGCAGTTGCACCAAAGATGATATTTCTCAATTGCTTTTTTGATATCTTCCCGTGCCCGTTCAATCCAGGAATCTTCTATCCGGTAAAGCTGCACATTCCATGGCCAGTTCTTTTCACACACCAGAAACATGAAGTCATAATCTTCACCGGTGATTTCCTTCATCCCGTCGATATACCAAGCAGCCTGGATATCGTATCGATACTTGAATACATCTCTCCGGAATTTGTCCGGGGATCCTTCTGCCATGAATTTCGCATCAATGATGATCTTCGGTTCAGGTAGGTGACGGTCCAGTCTGAGACAAGCATCAACTCCACCAGGGTGTTTCCAGAAACCGGAAAGTTCGTTTTGTGCTGTCAGACCATTGGCCATCAGCTTTTTAGCGTATGGATCAGCCAGAATATTTTCTCTCCACCGTAGTGCCCGTGTAAATTGATCCTGGTCGATTAGTTCCTTGCCTTCCTGGGTGGCCTGATCCTGGGCCATCCGTTTCATCTCTTTGCCTTGTTTGGTTCTGCCATCCACCTTCGGCATACAGATGTACCGGTCATGTAATTCATTGAATTCCAGGACAGCAGTGTGTCCCAGAGTCCCTTCCTTGAATGCATCAGAATCTGGCCTAAGATCACTCAGTTCATGGGCATTGATGGATCCATGACCCGGAATAAAATTTTTAATTGTAGATGAGTGCATGAAACCGGGTTCATTGATGTATGCATCAAAATCCAAACCCGGAATTAAAACTGGTAACTGGTTGACTATTGGTTGCTTCATAAGTTATTCTTTCTGTTCTCAGATATTGGAATTGCCTTTCTGGGTCTGAGGTAACCCGACACTGGTTTGATCAACTGGTGCCGGGTTTTTTTTTGTGGCTTTACTAGGGGAATATGAGAAGAGCAAAAGCCCAGTTGCCACTTGGTCCATGGTTATTTAATTCTGAAGACTGACTGGGTTGAGTTCAGCTTTCGGGTTCGCCACTCTGGACTTGGCCACCTTGCATTTGTAACAAGGGAACGGTGTCAGAAAACCATTCACTGATTTCCAAAATCTACCGTTTCCCTTACATTGTTTGCATTTAAACATCAGATGCTTTCTCCATTTTTGGGATTCCATTTTTTGCAACAATGTTTATCCTGGGCTGACCTTTGATCCAGGCATTCCATGCGACCACAAATAGTGCTAATCGATTGACCTGTGTATAATACAGTCCACCTTTTGATTGCTGCACAATCTTCATAAAAAGACTGTGTGTTGCAGTCCCAGGCTTGCCACTGCATTCAGCAAATTCTTTTAAAAACTCAGTGGCAAATTCTAAGGTTTCATGACCAATTTCATTTGCTTTAAAAAGAAAGGCTCCGTAGACCGATGATGGAATCAATCGATTACTTTTTTGAATTGCTACAGCACGTTCAATCAATGGATTAACCATTGGATGCAACTTAGCGTATTCAATTGCTTGATTGATTGACTCACCTTTACTTAATCGATTGCTAGTTGAATGGCTCAGATTGTTTTCAGTTGAAACAGTGTCAACAGCAGTTTTTGTGATGATTCCAGCATTCCACAAACAAACTAATCTGATTGCTGATGCCATGATTCTAGGCCTTTTATAGCCAAGAATGGTCAATGCATCCCGACTTGATCTACCTCTGCCAATGTCCAGGACTTTAAAATCTTCTGTCGGACAATTCTCAGCAACCACAAATTCTTGAGTAGTTCCTGATTGAAGAATTGCTTCCAAACGGTGTTGACCATCTTGAAGATTTCCTTCGGTGTCGATTCTAATCATGGATGCAGATTTCGACCATTTGCCATTGGCCATATCTGCTGCATATTTATTTACAAAAGACTGGGACAAATCCCGGTTTTTAATGTTTGTTGCTAAAAGCGTTTTGGCCTGATCAGGACCAATGCTTTGTGTGTTTACTTGTATAGTCATTTTTGCCTTTCTGGGAATTGACTATGTTGGATTAATCCTTCCCCCATGGAAGGTCATCTTCTACAGCAGCCCCATTAGCTGATGCAGACTCACCGGCATGGGAAATTCTCCATGCTTGTAAGGTGTTGAACCACTTATCCACACCTTGTGGATCTGTCCATTTTCTTCCTTTTAAATTGAAAGAAATTTGAACTGGGTCATTGACTTTGTAGTTGTCCAGGATCCCAGTTTTATCCTGGGTGAATTCCATTTTGATGTACTCCGGGTATTCAGGGGTTCCTGACTCCAGAATAAATTCTCTTTTTTTGAATTTGTCTGACACTACATGAGTGTCAAAGATCTTCTGAATCACACCACTGATCTGAAGGTCCGCCATGGATGTTTCCTTTCTGCTGTCTGAGTTGCTTTGTTGATGATTTTTTCGTATTCGGTTTCACCTTCTCTTTCCACCTGGTGAAGGGTAAGGTCCGGCCCGAATGACATGACCGGTGGGAGTTTTTGGATGACTCCACCATTCCGCAGGAATGCTTCCGTAGCTTCCCGAATCTTCCTTGATTCTTCCTGCTTTTTTTCATTCTGGAGTTCAGTCATAACTCTGCTATCTGGTTGGCTACTTTAAGATTCTGGGCTTTAATCAGTTTGATGGCCCCGGTCCTGATTCTGTCATTCAAGTCATCGTCAAGTACCCGGCACACATCAGTTCTGGATGTCCCAGTTTCTGCTGCAACCATTTGCAAAGTGATTCCTGCTTCCTTCATGAGTGTCTTGATTGACATCGTTGAATTTTTTCCTTGCATTTGTTGGAACCACTGTTGTAAAGTTAGTTTCACGTTCAGTGACGAACATATTTCAACACTGATGTACATATGTCAACACTTTTTTTAAAAAAAACAATATGTCTAGGGGTGATCCTGAAATTGTTAAAAGATTTCAGCACCTTATGAGGCAAAGAGATTTAACCCAATCTGAGATTGCGGAAAAACTTGGATTATCCCGGACTTACATTTCCAGCATCATTGCTGGTCGATCAGATGTATCCGGGAAATTTTTAAAGGCACTAGCTTTTGAAGGGTGGCCGGTCACATGGATGCTGACCGGGAAAGCAGATCAACTTGAATCTGTTTCGTCTGAGGAATGGAAATCCCGTGCTGAAAAAGCTGAAGAAAAACTAAAGTTGTTGGAGTATCACATCCAACGACTTGAGGAACTAATAACTAAAACTGGAAAGGCAAAATGAAAGCACAATGCAATGGTAGTGAATGGGGCCGTAAGGCAAACTTGGCATGGTTTGGCATTCAGAAATGGGGGGCCACATGACTGACATCATCCGACACACTTGCACCTACAGAGTCACTGACCTGGATGCATACTTAAAATCCATCGAAGAACTGGATCAGAAGTTGTTGAATTACGGTATGAAAATTATATCCCGTACTCGTATCCATAGTGATGTTTTTTGTTTGGTTTGTGACATTGATCATGACCATCCAGATAATTCTAAAATCATGACCGCAAATGAGGAATACGGTTGGGAGTATAAAATGCTGGAAGTACCGATTGCTGAGATAAATGATTTCATTGAAAGTAAAAAAATTGTTGATGAAATGAAGGAGGTCTTGAGTGCGTAGTAGATCCAGACTTCATGGCATCCTGGGTCTAGCCATCCATGGTGATTTCTATAAATCAGATTGCTGAATATCTGCAAAGGCTGATTGATTCCCGGAAACTTGAGGTATCCAATCCGACTGTCATGGTATCAACCCTGTCAGGTCAGTGGCTGGAATATGTTTCCAACACCAAGGATATTCGGACCACCACTGAATATTCGACTGCCATGAGGTACTACCTGGAAGCAATCCCAGACCATCCGATTTCAGAATTGAATATCGATCACTGGGGCCGATATCAGAAATCCATGGAAGGATTGGCACCGGCAACTATTGCCAAACATCAACAGGCATTCAGGACATTCCTGAAATATGCAGCCAACCATGTTGATTTTAAATTCGATGTTAAATCTGCAAAGAAGATCTCAGTCCCAAATAAAACCATCCGGGACTATAGCCCAGAGGAACTGGCTCAGATTGAA